AACAACAGGATGAAGCATATGCTGGTTTGCGTGAAGCAGCAACCAGTACTGAGAATCGTGGTCTGGCAGCAGGTAAAGAAAAAGAAAAGAAACTTGGCAGTCGAGATTGGGTGACCAATTATCATGATGAGTTACTACAGTATTTTATGAAACCATCAGCGACACTCGATGGTTCAGATCCTGTTGAAGATATCAAAGCAAAGCATCGTGGTAGAGAAAACATTGCGGATGATAGTCGTGGCAAAGTATGGTTGGCACAAAAGGTTGCTGAAGAAAACTTTGTCTTTAGTGAATGGGTTGAAGAGGTTCGACACTTGCCACAAAGTGAAATGATTGCGGAAGCAACTCGAGTCAATAATAAACTCACATCACTGACTTCCTATGCTAACTCAGTATTCTCAGGTATCGCAGGATACTTTGATCGTTATCCTCGCATTCCCTTTGGTCGTCCGACCACATACACTCGAGACAACTATACTAAGTTTGAAAAATCCTTCCCCTTTCTTCAACAGTTGAGTAAAGGATTTGCTGAGTTATTGCCTGTTCGTTATGGTAAACAACTTGCTGCTTGTGAAAAACTAGATCCTAAGTTTGTCATTCCTGGCACTGTGTTTACTACAGCAACTGTAAATAAAACTTTTAGAACTGCTTATCATCGAGACTTTGGTGATTTACATGAGGGTTTCTCTAATCTTACAGTGGTTTCTAATAATGGAAAATACTCAGGTGGTTATCTAATACTTCCTGAATATAGAGTTGCGGTCAATATTCGTCCAGGAGATTTGCTGTTAATTAATAATCATGAAGGAATACATGGTAACACACCAATGGTATTAGAAGATGATAATGCGGAAAGAATATCTTTCGTGTGCTACTTTAGAGAAAAGATGCTAGAACTTGGTTCTTGGGATTATGAGCAAACGAGAGAAGAATATGTAACTGCTCGTAGAAAGAATAAAGAGCATCCTTTACAAAGACCACTATGGAATGGTATTAGTCCAGGCATGTGGGATGAAAAAGAATGGTATGATTTTCTTGAACATAAATTAGGAACTGAGGTTTTGATACAGTATCATCCTGACAGTCAAGCAAGTTCCTTGGAGAGTTTTTTCTAATGAATTATAGATTATTTAAAAATACTTACATTCGTACGAATGAAGATGGATCAGCATTGAATGTTGATAAGGATATGGTAAATGACTGTCTGGCTAATTACTCAAAGTTTGACGATCTTGAAAATGCCATAGTAATGGACTGGGGTGCGAACATTGGTGGCTTTGGAAGAATGCTACTCGAACAACCAATACAAAAATACATTGGTGTAGAATGTCATCCTGAAAACTTCGAGGTAATGAAAAAGAATTTAGAGCATGATGACAGGTTTGAGTTAATAAATTCTGCTGTCACTAATCAAGAAATTTCTGAAATAATTTTATATATGACAGGCAGTAAGCAAGAGTTTTGTTCAGGCACAATTAATCCAAAAAGTAATGCTGCGAAGAACATGAGAAAAAACAAAGTCTGGGTTTCAACTGTACAAGCAAATGAATTATTTGAAAAGTATAAACCTACACATTTAAAATGCGATGTTGAAGGTGAAGAATATCGTTTGTTTGAACCAGACTGGATTATTCCTGAGAGTATAAAACAATTATCTCTAGAGTTTCATTGGGCAGATAAAATACTTTCAGAATATGAAAGCATAGTTAGAGCATCCCTTGTTAGGCAAGGATTCACACCTGTACAAGAACAACTTAACTATGTTCGAGGAGATAAAAAAGTTATGTTCTTGGGTGAAGAAATTTCTTATAGAAATATATGGGGAATGGATACTCTATACAAAAGGTAATAGGGAATGAAAGATAAACCAGACAATGTGGTTGATAGTCCTTCTACAATGTCATATCCAACTAATGTTGGAGCACCAGCATTTACTGTTCCTGATGTTTTAGGAAAAAAGAATGAGCGTGGTGTAAATGCTACACATCAATTAGAAACAAAGTTTGAACAATTAAAAACTGAATACTTTAGGTTATGTAAACTTGCCGAAGATACAGATTTAATGTACAATGCAACTTGTAACTTTGTTCCTATCGTCGGAAATGTTTATCATTTATATGAAGGAAATGAAGGAATGTTTATTAGTATGATTTCTCCAAATGAATGGAATCTTAAATGCATAGGTAGTTTTAAACTAACGAGTGAACATGTGTGGGAAAGACAATGAAATATTTACATCCAGATAATAAAGACAAACCATATGTAGATTGGAGACTTCCTGAGAATAGGGTAGAGATGTGCCTTCGGTCATATGCTTGGCGAATGAAGCATCGTGATGTTGACCATTACACTTATAATGAAGAATACATGACGAGAGGTTCCATGACTGATGAGCAAAGGATTTTCTTTTCTATGCTATTCGGTATTACATACCAATCATCAATGGCTTGGGTTATCTGGTCACACTTTCCTGATATAGAAAAAATTAATTGGAAACATTTAGAAGAATGGAATAATGAAAATTATGCCAGACAACATTTTGCTAAAGATACAAAATATAATAAGGGAAAATTTATTCCTATCCTAAAAGATATTCACGAAAAGGTTTTACAAAAACATGGATCTCTTAGAGCATGGATAAACACATTTCAAGATTTTGACCATGCTTTAAAAGAGGTTATGTCAATTTATAGAATAGGTCGTATGTCTGGTTGGCTGACAACTCAGGCATTCTATGAGTTGTGTTTTGACATGCGTCATATAAAACCAAAGAGTATGTTGGCAACAGATCCTTCTAATTGGTCAGTAAGATCTGGGCTGGTTTACATTTATAATAAACCAGAACTGATGGACTTAGATAGCAAAACCAAGTACAGCAGTGGTGATATAAAATGGATTGAAAAGAAAGAGCAAGAATTTATAGAGAGTTGTAATGAACATGTTAGTGATTTTTTTAATAGTCCATTTACAATGGAAACTCACCTATGTCAATATAAGAAAATGATTAAGACTGGTGGAGATGCTCCTGGGACTCCAACTCAAGATGCTTACACTCGTTGGTACAAACTAAAAGAAGCATGGCCAGATCTGGATTGGAACTTTTTTGAAAATGTATCAGCGCATTCTGCACCTTGTGTAAAGAAAACATTTCAGAATAAGATCCTTATGAGGACAGGTGCTGATACAGGTCAAATGATTAATATGCATGAAGATAATGATGACTTACCTAACATGTACAAGGAGTTTGGTATAGAACAATCATGGCTCACCGATTTTAATAATTATAATAGACTAGAAATAAAAAACAATTTTAATAATTACTTGATAAAGATGTCAGGAGAAAAAGTTGGTTTAGATGCTTTCCTTTAATAAAAAAGTTCTTTACTTTTTCCGTGCATTCATATATAATATATTCTAATTTAATAATAGTGTGCTACTCTGATCCAGTCAAATACCACACTCTAATAAACTGATATAAAGGAGAAAATATGTCAAAAATAAATGTCGCCATTATTGGTGTCGGTAACTGTGCAAAGAGTTTAGTAGAAGGTGTACAATACTATACTCAAAATCCCCAAGATAAAGTCGGTCTAATGTATCCAGATATTGGAGGATATACTGTAGAAGATATCCAGTTCGTTTGTGCTTTCGATGTTGATTCTAGAAAAGTTGGAACTTCATTAATTGATGCATTACGAGCAAGTCCCAACTGTGCTATGGATCATGTGGAAAAAATAGATTATACTTGTATAAGTTCTGATAGTCAAGTTTACTCAGGTCCAATACTAGATGGTGTTGCTGACCACATGTATGATTATCCAGAATCAGTATCATTTAGAACAGGTGCATCAACTGCATTATCTAAAAAAGAAATTGCTGATAAACTTAGATATCATAAAGTAGATGTAGTGATTAACTATCTCCCTGTCGGTTCTGAGAAGGCAACTGAGTTCTATATGGGAGCATGCTTAGATGCTGACTGTCATTTCGTAAACTGTATTCCTACACTTATTGAAACTGAAAAGTCTAAACTAGTAGAGCAATCATTTATTGATAAAGGTCTTACTATTGTAGGATCTGATATGAGATCTGCTTGGGGTGCTTCTAGATTATCTGAGGTATTACAAGGAGCAATGATTGATTCTGGTTTACAAGTAACTCAACATATTCAAATGAATATGGCAGCAGGTTCTACACAAGGTCAAGAAAATATTCGTACAGGTAGAACAGCAAATACTGACTTCTTGAATATGGCATATAAAGAAAGATTACATGGTAAGCATGTATCTAAGGAAAATGTTTTAAAAGGTCAAAATGTTGTTAGGGAAGAACCAACAGCAGGTATGACTTTATATGCTGGACCAAGTCTTACAGTATTCCAAAAACCAGGAGGACAATATGTTGGATCCGATAATAAGATTGCTAACTTAGATATTGTTGCCTATGGTTTTGGTGGTGCTAGATATGAAATGTCTGCTAGACTTTCTGTGCAAGATTCTCCAAACTCAGGAGGAGTAGTTGTATCAGCGATTCGTTTCTGTAAGGTTGCTGCTGAAATGAACATAGTTGGTTTCCTAAGAGGTCCGAGTGCTTGGACACAAAAGACACCACCTGTGCAGTTAAAAACTGAAGATGCTAAGTTTGAATGTGATGCTCTTGCTCGCAGAGAACTTACTAAAATGACTGAACCACAATTGAAAAAGAACAATCCTAAAGCGAAGGACTTGCCTTATACCTATCAAGCAGGACATACTGATTATGAAAATAATTAATACATTTGATATTGATGGTGTTATCTTTATGGGGGATTACAATGGAGTATATCCCTCTAAAGATGATGTAATCATTACTGGTAGATCTGTTGATGAGTATGAA